TCGGGCGGCGCGTCGTCATCTTTTCCTCGGACCAGCTCACCACGGGCAAGCAGGCGCGCCGCCTCCCTCAGTTTTTTTCCTTGCCCTTGACGCCGCAGGCCTCGATGTAGGCTCGGAAGATCAGCCCGGACATGCCCACGATGTTGAGCAGCGAGGCCAGCGCCGTGGGGGTGAAGGGCAGATCGTTGCCGGCGTCGTCTTGCACGGTGTACCAGTCCTTCACCACGCCGGTGAGGAACTCGGGCACGGTGCGCTCTTCGCTTTCCAACTCGGCCTTGAGTTCGTCAGCCGGCAGGCGCTTGCAGACGAGCGTGAAGCTGAAGGGCTGCCCGCCCCGCCCGTTTGCATCGGGCAGGCGGCCGGCCACGGGCACGGTGATGGTGTCGGAGATGACCAGGCGGAATGCCATGCGCGCGCCCCCGGTTTACAGGCAGACGAGCCGCAGCTCGTCGTTGCCCGCGGTGGTGGGGGTGAAGCGCAGGCTCTGGCCGATGTGGACATCGCCCTCGTATTCCTGGTCCGTCGGGTCGATGCGCTGCACCTGGGGGGCGTGCAGGACGATGCCCACGCCGGCACCGGTGCTGTGCGTGAAGCCCAGCGTGGTGTTGGTGTTGGCGTTGATGTCCGTCATGAAGGACACCTCCTGCGCGGCGGTGAGGTCCAGCTGCATGCTGCCCTGCACGTTCCGGTCAGAAATCTGCACGGCCTGGCCGCCCAGCAGGGCCTTGCGGCTGACGGTGTTCTGCAGGTTGATGCTCAGGCCGCGGCTGGGGTACACGGTGCCGGAAGACAGCACGCCCGCAGCGTAGGTGCAGCCCAGGTTGATGTCCCCGCTGTTCACGTCAGTCACCACCTGCGGTGCGCGGAACGCGGTGAGCGTGACCGTGGGGTCTGCCGTGGCGGTGCGGCCACCGTCCAGGCCCACCATGCTGAAGCGCAGCATGGGCGCGGCGCCTTCGTTGAGCATGATTTCCACGTTGCCCATGGCGCCCAGGGCCACGCGGCGCACGCCGTCGATGTGGTAGTAAATGGTGACGCTGCTGAAACTGGCCGAGACGGGCGTGTATTCCACGCGGGCGGGCGTGGCCAGGATCGCTTCAGCCATGCCGCAGGCGCGCAGCACGGGGCCCCAGGCGGGGGCGGTGCCGGCGGTGCCGCTGTTGGCCAGCTCGACCTCGAAGTTGATTTCGACGAAGCGCGTGCCGGCAAGCTGGCCGCTGCCGCCGAAGTACGGGCGGATGAAGTTGCGCTCGACGTTGTTGTAGGCCAGGTTGAAAGTGGCGTTGCTCACCAGCATGGCGTTGGCCGCGCCGGTGGGCACGCTGTCAACGCCGTAGGTGACCTCGGTTTTGACCAGGATGGCGGTTTTGCGAATCAGGCGGGGCATGGTGCTTATTCCTCAGCGGCGGGGTTGGGGGCGGCGGCGGGCGCGGGGGCGGCATCCACCTCGGGCAGGCGCTGCCATTGGCCATCGGCCCACGTCCAGCGGCCGCCTGCGGGCGGGGTGCCCACCGGGGTGGTGGACGGCGCAGCGGCGGCGGCGGCGGTGTCAGGGGCGGCGGTCTTGGTCATGGGTTACGTCCAGGCGGCCAGCGTGGTGCTGGTGGTGCGGTGGTTGACGGTGAGGTTGATGACGGCGGCGACCACGGGCGTTTCGCCGTCGTCGAGCTGCCAGTCAATGGCGGGCTGCATGCGCACGTCAATGGCGCCCAGCCCCGCCGGGCTGACGGTGGACAGGCGCTGCCACACGGCCTCCAGCAGGGCGTCCACGGCGGCCATGGGGTCAGCCCCGCCACTGGCGGCGCGAGCCAGGCACTCCACCTGCACCTGCGTCATCCAGTCATACGGGCCGCCCAGGATCTGCGGCGTGTTGGCGCGAGACTGCACCAGGCGCACCACCACGGCCTGGCTGAAAGCCGCCGAGACGGGCCGCGTGGTGTTGACCTTGACGTTGCCGCTGGCCACCGCAGGGGCGGCCATGAGTGCGGCGACGATGGCGGACTGGATGCCGAGGTGTGCGCTCATGTCAGGCGCGCTCCAGCATCAAGGTGCTGACGCCGGTGCCGTCAGGCTGGTGTGCGGCCACCAGGTAGCTGGTGCCGTTCACCACTGCCGTCTGGCCCACAGGGTCAGCCGACAGGCCGGCCGTGGGCAGGGTGAGCATGGGCCTGGCAGACGACATGCCCACCAGGCCCACCTCGGCAGAGGCGAAGCCGTTGTCGAAGATCCCGCGCACGGCCTGGCCGTTCACGGTGGCGTCCACCGCGAAGTCGGCAAAGAAGGGCGCGAGGTCTTCGGTCATGGCTGGGCCTGGGCTGGGCTTGTCGTCTGGCCTTCAGGCTCAGACGGTCAGCGCGTCCACCATCGTGGCGAAGCTCACCACGTTGCGCAGCTGCACGTCCACGTCTTGCAGGGCCACCACGCGCACGGTGCCGGCGGTGCTGCCGGTGTACGGGTCCACCATCAGGTCCAGGCTGCCCCACATGCCGATCACCAGGTCAGCGAAGTTGCCGAACACGATGGCCGAGCAGGTGGCGCCCGAGCTGCCCTTGACCAGGTTGGACGGCACAGCGTTGGTGACGGCGGTGCGGTAGCCGTTCATCGGCGTTTCGCCGTCGTCCCACACGAAGCCGTTCTGGCCCGTCACCTTGCTGGTGGTCTTGAGCTTGCCGCGCACGCGGGCGTTGGTCAGGTAGCCCAGGGTGCCCACATCGGCGTTGGCCACGGCCACGTCAGACTCCAGCTGCACGATGTTGGCCCAGGTGGGCGCTGCACCGTTGGTGCCGCCGATGACGGAGGCCGTCACGCGCGTCAAGATGCCGCTGGGCTGGTTGCTGGCCCCGCTGCCGTTGATGGCGGCCTGCTGAATGGCCAGGCCCAGGATGGTGGCCAGGTCGTTCTGCACCATGGCTTCCACGTCGATGCTGGACTGCAGCAGCAGGCGGCGGCTGATGTCGGTGAAGGCGCCCACCGTCTTCGGGCTCATGGTCACCTGGGCGATGGTCTGGTCGCTCTCGGTGGGTGCCGTGTTCTCAGCCACCCAGTAGGCGGTGCCAGTGCCGCTCAGGCGCGGGATGGCGATGTTGCCCACCAGGCCCGTCAGCATGCGCGTGCCCATGCGGTCAATGACCATGGCGTTGCGCAGCGCGTCAATGAAGCTGCCGCCCAGCAGCTCGGTGGCCACCAGGTTGCCGCCGGCCGTGGCCGTGGTGACGTTCAGGTCACGGCGCTGGACTTCGGTGGGCACCATGAAGCCGCGGGCCTGCTTGCCCATCTTGGCGCTGGCGGCATCGGAGCACTCACGTTCGAAGGCGGCGGCGCGCTGCGCGGCGGCGTCGTTCGGGTTGGCCAGGGCGTTCATGGCGCGCAGCATGGAGTAGCGCTTGGTTTCGCGCTTGTCCAGGCCGATGTCGGCCGTGGGCATGGGCTTGCTGGAGAGCTTGGCGATGGCCTCCGCCTGGAACTGCTCGGTGGTCAGGCCGCGCTGAATGGCGTCCAGCGCCATGTCGGCGCCGCCGGGCAGGCCCTTGGCGATCTTGGAGATTTCGGCGGCGTGGTTGCGCTCAGCCACGGGCGTGGTGATGACATCAGACATGATGTGGTCCTTCGAGGGTTGGAGTTCGGGTTCAGTCGCTGCCGCTCTGGCTGCGGGGCCTGCGGCGGCCGGGGGGTCTTGTGCATCGGTGCCTGCATCCAGGCTGCGGCCGATGCCGACCGTGGGGTCTGCTGGCACGGACACCAGCGACACCTCGAAGGGCTCCCAGTCGGTGACGCGGTAGGTTTCCACACCTTCCTTTGTCTCGACCAGTTGCGCCTTGTGGATCATGTAGCCCACGCTCACGTTGCGGCGGATGCCGTCACGAACGTCTGACCACACTTCCTCTGCGCGTGCGCTTTTTCCGAAGCGCACGGTGGCACGGGCTACACGGTCCGCACCCACCTCGACAGATTCAATGACGCCAACCACATCACGGGTGTCGTGATCGACGAGAAGATTGGCCCCGCTGCGCAGGCGCCCCTGGCGCATGGCGGTGGGGTTGATGTCCAGGATCTCGATGCCCCAGTAGCGCTCATAAGGCGTCTCGCTGGCGAAGGCCAGCGTGGCGGTGCGCGCTTCCTCGTTGATGGCGGCACGCTCCACCTGCAGGGCGCGCTCGGTGCGGCCCTTGGGCAGGGCGCGCTGGAGATTGGCTGGCAACTTGCTCATGCGCTGCATGGTGCGGCGCCTGGTGTCAAGTGCGTAAGGCAAGCGGCTTGACACCGCGCAACTTCAGCGCCCCAGGAAGATCAGGTCTTCTTGCCGCTTGCGGCGCGGCCGGCGCGGGGTGATGGGGATGAAGGGGACATCACGCCAGGGGCGGTCGCTCCAGTAGCTGGGCTGGTCAGGCGCGGGCGCTTCCAGCGGCAGCAGGCCCATGATGGCCACGGCCTGGGGCGTGTAGCCAATGCCCTGCAGGGCAATGGCAATGGGGTTCAGCGTGGCCATGGCGCCTGGTGGTGCGTCAGTTGCGGGTGACGGTGGTGGTGCCGCCCGCGGTGGCCAGGGTCTGCGTGATGCTGCCGGCGCTGCGGCTGGCGGCGGTGACTTGCAGCGTGCCGGTCAGGCCGTGCAGCGCAGCCAGCTCGTCGATGAGGGCGCCGGGGTCAGCCGGCGTGGTGGTGGGCGCGGCGGTGGTGGCCACGGTGACGGTGCCGCCTGACTCGCTCACCGTCTGAGCCAGGGCTCCGGCCGTGCGGGCGGTGGCGCTGACCTCCAGCGGCGTGCCGATGCCCAGGCCGTGCAGCAGGTGGATCTGCAGCAGGCGGCGGGCCTGGATGCCGGTGATCTGGAAGACGATGTCGCTGCCTTCGGCCGCGAAGGTGTCCGCCCCGCTTTCAGTGGCGGCCAGGGTGCCAGCCACGCGCACCCGACCGGCTGCGGCCAGAGTGTCAGAACCGGTTTCGGTGGCGGCCAGGGCGCCAGCCACGCGCACCCGACCGGCTGCGGCCAGAGTGTCAGAACCGGTTTCGGTGGCGGCCAGGCTGCCGCGCACGCGCACCACGCCTTCGGCGCTGAGCGTGTCCGCACCGCTTTCGGTGGCGGCCAGGGTGCCAGTGATGGTGCCGAGCGAGCCACCAGTTGCGGCAAAGGTGTCAGAGCCGGTTTCGGTGGCGGCCAGGGTGCCGGTGATGGTGCCGAGCGAGCCACCAGTTGCGGCAAAGGTGTCTGCACCAGACTCGGCTGCAGCAAGGGCGCCCTGAACGATGACCTTGCCAGAGATGGCAGCGGTGTCTGCACCGACCTCCAAGGCCGCCAGGGCGCCCTTGACGATGACCCTGCCGGCTGACGCAAAGGTGTCCGCACCGGCCTCGAAAGCGGCCAGCGTGCCTTTGACGATGACTTTCCCGGCCGCAGAAAGCGTGTCGCTGCCGGTTTCCGTGGCCGCCAGCGTGCCCGTAACGACGGAGCCGACCGTGCCCGCCGCGGCGAAGGTGTCGGAACCAGACTCCGTGGCGGCCAGGGCGCCCTGGACGACCACCCGCCCGACTGCGGCAAGGGTGTCGCTGCCCGTTTCCGCAGCCGACAGCGCACCGCTGACGCGGACGCGGCCTTCAGCGGCCAGCGTGTCGGCGCCGGACTCGACGGCCGACAGGTTGCCGGTGATAACCCCCGGCCCTGCCCCGCCGGCGATGCGCGGCACTCTTACGCGCAAGGGCATAGGTTAATCTCCGATCAGCGGCGGGCGGTTTTTGAACGGATGCGCGGCGGGGAGGTTGTTCAGCGCAGTGATGTCACCAAATGAAGCTGCTCGCCATGCCATGTAGCCTTCCATGCGCTGGCGAAGCGCATTCGTTAGTGCAACACCTGTGAAGATAATCGCCTCGCGGATACGCCAGTTTGTCCATCGGCTAAACTTCACGCCGGAACCTACATCAACTGCCAAAGTCCCAACGTTAGTGCGTTGGGTCCAAGCGCCAGAAACCGTGCCGTCTACCGCGCCATTCCCCCAACTGTTGATGAAGCCGTTGCCGATGGTGCCACACATAATGTTTGTAGTACCTGTAGAGAAAGTCAGTGCGCCTGTGCCATCGTAATTTCGCTGGGTGCCCGCAGTGTCATTTGTGTAAAGTGCGCTCTTTCCATTCGACTTAATCAGATACGCCCATCCCGCCGTGGTCGGACCGGCAGCATTGTAGAATTCAAACGGCGAGTTGTACGCATTGGTCCAAGACACTGCGCGCAACGACACGAAAAAAGACACAGGATAAACAAACGCCCAACCTTCGGGGCTGCGTTGAAGCGCGTCGTTTGAGCCGTCCCACAGAACCGATTGCGGTTGCAGAACGGCATCCAATGTCGGCCTATTTGCAGCAACGCCCTGCGTGAAATGCCTGCCGTTCCCGCTCTTGTCCGTCAGTTGGGAAACCGCGCCGCTCTGACCAACAATCGCAGCAAGATCGAACGTATCCAGCCATAGCGCCGGTCTTTCAAGCGCAGGCGTCCAAAGCCGCCCTTGCAGCCGCGCCTCATCGACGAGAGAGACACCACGCGGCATTTACGTCACGTCCTCGTTGAAATCTGTCACATAGATTTCGTTGCCCGACGCGGCAAACGCGACACCCGCGTTGTTGATGACGCTGAATCGCAGCGAAAACGGATACAGCCGCACGAGCGGAACGTTGACTATCTTTGCCGACGCGCCAGTGGTCAGCGGCATCGTGTAAAGATCGCCGCCGACAGCATCGCCTAAATCCGTGCCATCGCTCGCCGTGACGCGCAGCGTGATGCTGCCGCCCGTCGAAGGCGTGATACTGCCGAGCTTGATCGTCACGAACCCGTACAAGTCACGGTTCGTGCTGTTGTCCCAGGTGACGCGGGTCGATTCGGAGCCGTTTGCCAGCGAGTTGAGCGTTGTTCCCGCGAGGTTGCTGCTACGAGTGGAAACAGTTGACCATTTTGCGACTGCCATGAATTACTCCTTCGCACCACGAGCGATACCGACTGCACGGGCATCGACCTTGACGCCGTGATACTCTGACCACGATGGATGCCGCGAGCGGCGCGAAAGCGCAAACAGCGCATCGCGCTGCGCCTCCGTCATCACATCACCGAGAACCAGCGCATCAATCGCGGAGCGCGTACTCGTCAGTGAAAAGTCCAAACCGTTTTGCTCTAACGCCCGGAGTCCCCAGCGCAGCGTCGGGTTGTCCGTTGCCATCGAGGCCAGCGCATCAAGCAAAGCAGCACCTTCTTGCGGCCCGAGCGCGTCCATCACGCCGCCGATGCCAGTGCTGGTCGGCTCCCATGTCACGACGATGGGCAGCGTTGGGTCTGGCGCATTTAGCGCCGCCGCTGCGGCCCAGTCTGGCAAGTCAGCGACATCGGGATTAGCGAGTCTCGTAGAAAGTGCGCCCATGCCTCAGTACCTCAAGCGTGCGTGATCGCCGCGCTGTTGATGGTCACCGTCTGGCCGGCGGTGATGCTCAGGCTGTCCAGGATGATGTCGGCCGCCGACAGCCCAACGGTCAGGCCGGTGATGATGTCGGTGCCGCCGCTGGCCGTGCGAATGCGAGCCGCTGCGGCCGTGCCGGTGTTGTCGGCGCTGGAGTCGCTGCGGGGAAAGCCTGCAAGCGTCAGCACGGCGCCCGATGCCGCCGCTGCGGCCGGGTTGCCCAGCGCGATGGTGGCCAGGACAGTGCTCATGCCCGTGGTGCCGATCTCCAGCACGCCGGTCGTGCCGATGGCCGTGGTGACCGCATCGAGGCGGGCGTTCTTGACTGCGGTGGTGTAGGTGACTGCCATGGTGGTGGTCCTTCAGGTGATGAGTGGGGTTTAGGCGCCAGGCTGCTGGCCGCGCAGGGCGTGCATGCGGGCTTGGTGTTCGCGCTCTTCGCGGGCGTCGGCGCGGGAGCGGAAATACAGGTTGACCACGAAGCCGGCCAGGCCGAGCACGATGCCGGCCAGCACCGCGGCTTCGCTGCTGACCAGCCAGCCGCCGAGGGTGACGCTGGCGCCGGTGTAGGTGGTTTTGCTGGCCGCGCTGGCGATGGTGGCGTCCACCGTTTGCTGGGCGACGTGGTGTTTCATCATGTCCATGGGCGGCCTCAGCGCTCGTAGGTGGTGACGGTGCGGGTGATTTCGTCGTTGGCGTCACGCTCGACGGTTTGCACGCTGCGGGTGGGGTGGCTGTCCACCACGGTGACGGCGGCGGGCTGCACCTGGTTGACCACGTTGACGGCCGGCACTTCGGCGCGCACCTCGGGCATGATGGCCTCGACGGTGACGTTGGGCGCGGGGATGACGATGGGCATGTTCTGCACGTCCTCTCGGATCTGGCTGAGCATGGCGCGGTGCAGCTCTTGGATGTTGTGCGCCATCTGCTCGGCCTGGGCGGTGTCAATGCCCACGTGCACGCTGACCGGGGCCGGCGCGGGTGCGGGGCGCTCCAGCGCACGGGCCAGCACTTCCACCATGGCAGCCTCCGGCGCGGCGCGGCCGGCGGTGGGTTCCGCAGCCGGGGCCGGGGCGCCTGGTGCGCCTGCAGCGTTGGCGCCAGGCGTGGCGTCATAGGCCGTCAGGCGCACGCCGTATTCGGCGGCCAGGTCTTGCGCGGCCTTGATGGCGGCCAGGGTGTCGTCGAAGTCGTACCCCATGGCGGCGCTCAGGTCTTGCGGGCTCATCAGGCCGGCTTTGACCTTGAGGATGTTGGCCTCGGTGTCGGCCTTGGGGTCTACCCAGTCCCACCGACGGGGCTGCCACTGGTGGGCGCGGAACTTGTCGAGCTTGGCGGCGGGCAAGGCGCTGCCGTTGGGCATGAGGATCAGGCCCTTGAGCAGGCACCACTGCAGCCAGGCCTGGTAGACGGGCTCCAGGAAGGCGGCGATGAACCATTCCTGGTCAGCGGCCCAGCGGTCACGCTCTTCCAGCGTGCCGCTGCGGATGCTGCTGAAGTTCACGCCTTCCAGGTCATTGGCCAGGCTGTGGTACGCGATGCCCCAGCCCGAGGCGATGCGCTGCAGGTGGTGTTTGACGAAGGGGCCAACCACCTGGTCTGGATAGCGGCTTTCGTGCGCCTGGAAGGTGACGCCGGGGGGCAGCACGTCATAGGTGCCGGGCTGGCTGACGGTGATGGATTCGCCCTCACCTTCCACGGCGCCGATGGGGCTTTGGCCGTCAGGCGTCTGGAAGAAGCCGAAGTGGTTGGCGCCGTTTTCGGCGGCCAGCAGCGTGGCCAGGCTGAACTTGCCCAGGTGGTGCAGGCTGACGACGCCAGGCGCCATCCAGGGCACGCCGCGGGCTTGCTCGGGGCGCTCTACGCGCAGCACGTGCAGCACTTCACCGATGGGCATGCGCAGGCGCTGGCGGTTGCTGCCGTGGCCGTCATTCGGGTGGCCGGCGAAGACGTAGACGGCCACGGGGCGGCGGTAGCTGTCCACCTCCACGCCCATGATGATGGCGTTGCGGCCGGGCGTGGCGGCGATGTTGTAGAGGGTGTCAATGCGATCGACATCGATGGCCTGCAGGGCGAAGCCGAAGCGGTTTCCAGCCTCGGGGCCACGCACCAGGCGCACGAGGAATTCGCCATCGGTGGGGAGCTGGCCCACCAGGGTTTCGCACAGATCCCGCAGGCTTTGCCGGCCGGTGACATCGCACTGCGCGCCCCACTCGGCCCAGGCGGATTCGATGGCCTGGTTGGCCAGGCGGTCGGGCCGGTTGGGGCCGTCTTGCACGCGGGCCTGCAGGCGGATGCCGCCCGGGCCCACGATGTTGGCCTGCACCATCAGGCGGAACTTGCGGGCGTAGTCGTTGTTGTTGATGAGCTGGCGGCAGCGGGCGCGCAGGCGGTCCAGGTCTGTGCGCAGCTCTTCGTTGATGCTGTTGGTGGTGCTGATCCAGTCAGCGGTGAGGCGGTCAATGCGGGCGCCCTCGAAGCGGCGTTTCTGCACGCGGGCGGCCGGGGCGATGCGCTGGGCCAGCCACTGGCGGGTGCTGCTGAGGAAGTTGCTCATCCGAACCTCACGAAGACGCGGCGGCTGTCAGGCAGGCCAGCGGCCACGGCGGCGGCGGCGTCTTCGCGCTTGACCTCGGCGCGGTATTTGTCGCGCAGGCTGAGCAGATCGGCCACGGGGATGTTCTTGAGCTGGCGGCCGGCGATCTGGTATTCGGCCACGGCGCTGGAGGCGCGGTTTTCAATCACGGCCTCGATGGCATCCAGCGTCTTGCGGGCGTGGCTGCGGGCGTCGAACGTGGCGGCGCTGTAGGCGTTGCGCACGGTGAGGCGGCCTTCGCCCACGGTGAAGACCTCGCCCGAGCGGGTGACGCGGGCCCGCCAGTCATAGGTGCCGGCGGCATAGCCTGCGGTGGTGCCGGCGGCCACGGTGACGGCGTGGTCATCACCGGAGGCCGTGGCGTTGATGGTGATCTTGGCCGCGGCGTTGATGAGCGTGTAGCTCAGCGCCCAGCCCGCGCTGGCGGGGTAGTCGGCCAGGGTGCGCGTCCAGCGCCAGGTGTCGCCGGCGTTCGCGCTGCTGGGTTCGATGTTGGGAATGTCTGCTGCCATGCGGTGGGGCGCCGGGGCATGGCGCGCTTTCGCATGAAGATAGGCGCTGGGGTGTCAAGCGGGTAAGGCAAGGGGCTTGACGTTTTGGGGGGCGGCGTCGGGGTCAGCCTCGGTGACGATCTGGTGGATGCGCTGGCGGCTGAGCCGGTATTTGCGGCTGAGCGCGCCGATGTGGGTGCCGGCGCGGTGTTCGCGGCGGATGGCGGCGTTGCGCTGGCTGGTGCCCTCGCCCGCGCGGCGGGCGATGTAGGGCCGGTCACCGCCCCAGTGTTCGCGCACCTGGCGGTCGATCTGCACGGCCAGGGCGGCGCTGAAGCCGGGGGTGAGCGCGACCACGCGCTGCAGGATGTCGGCCACGATGTCGTCACCGGCGCCGGATTCGTCCCAGGGCATGCGGGGCGGCGGGGCGGCGGGTGCGGGGGCGGCAGCTTTGGGCATGGCGGT